ATTTAGGAACTAAAGGTTCTAAAACAATGAGGAAAAATATTTTAGCATTGTCTCCAGGACTGATGTATGGAATACTAATATGGAAAAGTGTGCAGTTTGGAATCCATATTAGTTCAGTTAATCCTGCTTTCACAAGCAAAACTTGTTCTAAATGTGGAACAATAAAACAAGATTTAACTCTTAAAGATAGAACATTCAATTGTTCAGAATGTGACAATATTATAGATAGAGATTTAAATGCTTGTTTAAATATAATAGCTAGAGCTTAACTCTAGAGATTTAAGGGCAGGGACTGCCCGGATAGCCTTTTGCTAATTTTCAATAGAAAATTTTAATTAGGAAGCTCCCTCATAAATGAGGGAGCAGTTCACAACAAGGATTATCTTTTTTGCTATTTTTAAAATCATAAATTTTAGATTTTTTTATTCTTATATCAAGATTATGTTTTTCAAAAAGTTCTTCTTTTCTTTTCAGAACTGCTTCATATATGTTCATTGTAACTCCTTTTATTTTATTTATAAGCTGAAAGCTTATTTAAGTTCAAAAAATTCTTTAAATTCTTTAAAATCTTTTGGGTATAAATAATTTTAAAAAGGACTAAAATGATAAATTTTAAAGATTGGTTAAAAACAAAAGAAATAACCGAATTTTATGAAATAGAATTGAAAGAAATAGAAAGAAAAATAGATAAAGCATATATTTCACCTGAATTTTTAGAAATGGCTTATGGTATAATCCCATTGAAAGAAGCTATTATTCTTCCAGAAAAAATAAAGATAAAAACTAAAAACATAGACGAATTAAATTCTGAATTTAAAAATCAAAATATTATATTTCATTATGCAACAAATGAGTTAAGCGGATACTATGATAAGCAAAAAGATGAAGTTCATATATTCTTTGATGATAAAAAAGTAGATAATAATTCTATAGAAGCTATGGTTGCACACGAACTTGTTCACAAAGAACAGCATAAAAGAGCAGGAGAAAACTATTTTAAACAATCAGAGATAATGATTAAAAAAATAAATGCATTAGGAAAAGAAATAAGTTCACTAGATATGACTAATCCAAAAAATCCTTCTATTGCTTGGAATAAAAATAAAGAAAGATTAGCATTACTTGACGAGTTCAAATATCTTTCACCATATGAAAGTATGGCTTATGCTTGCCAATTTGTTAAAAATTACAAAGATTCAAGCCCCAAAGAAATTTTTAAACATTTAGAAGATGATAAAATACCACTAAATAATATAACTAAAAAATATATTGCGATGTATTGGTTAATTAGAGATAAAATTTAAGTTCAAAAAATTCTTTAAATTCTTTAAATTCTTTTGGGTATAAATAATTTTAAAAAGGACTAAAAATGTTTTATCATCACGGAACAATAAGAACATATGTGGGAGCAATTTTAAATTTATTTAATGATTTAGAAGTACAATATAAAAATTCTGCAGGGGAAATAACAAGTAGAAATATACCTGTTAGATTTTCAAGTAGAGAAAAATCAAAAATTTTAGATGAACACACAACAGAACAAATTTTATCAGGTAATTTTAATGTTCTTCCTAGAGCAAATTTGCTTTGGAGTGCAATGGTTAAATCTGAACAAAGAACAACAAATAAACACGTAAAAGTAAATACTAAAGCAAATGAAAATAATTTTGAATTTCTTTATAATTCAGTTCCTTATGAATTTATGTTTGAATTAGCAATTATTTGTAGAGGTATGAATGAAGCCACAATGATTATTGAACAAATTGCTTCAAAATTTAATCCAATTGTAAATATTGATGTTTATGATGCAGTAAATTTAGATGAACCAACTAGAATTCCGGTTTCATTATTAGATATTGGAATTAGTACAGAAGATTATGAAGAAATTTCAAATAATATTGTTACTGTTTCTTGTGGAATATCAATAAAAGGCAATATTTACCCACCAATTAGAAGTATTGAAAGAATTAAAGATTTTAAAATGATTATTAGTACAACACCAGATAAACCAGTTGATATCAGTACAGAGCATTCTAAAAAGATTGTATTCTCTGGTGAAGTTATCGATAATGAAGTTACTGACCCTGAAACATTTATTGTTGATATGGTTGATACACATCCAAAAATTATTGAAATAGTTGGTGATAATGTGCAAGTTGGGCCAAATGAAATTTTAGCAATTTGGGAAGATATTGATAGTACAATAAGAGAATTGACTTTTGAATGGAATATTTTAAGTGGTGATGCTAGTATCGATGGAAATAAAGATAAAGCTGTTCTAAATGCAAATGCTGCTGGAGATATTGAAGTTCTGCTAAAAATAACAGATGAAAATGGGAATTATACATCAAAAACAAAAATATTTACAATTTTGTAGTTCAGTTTTTAAGAATTTAAAATATTTTTTGAACTTAAATCTTAGAATACTAAAAAAGCTAAGTATTTCTACTTAGCTTTAAATATCATCATCAGTTATTTTCAAAAAATTCTTTAAATAATAATTGGTTTTTTCATATCTGTAATAATACCAGATTTAGGTGTTGTTGCTTCGGTATAAGCTTTATCCGCTTCAACAAATTCACTTAAAAAAGTTTGCCAAATAATATTCATTGGATGTATTTGAATTGCTGCTGGCGAACCTGCCAATTCTTGCATACAATATTGTGCAATACCACCATTTAAAGGTGTGTATGGGTTTTTAATTAATATTTCTGTTTGACCATTTTTAGTTGTAACTGTTTCACATTCTCCAAATACCAATTCTCCTGTAATTAATTTGAACACTCTTCTTCCAATTTTAATATTTCCAGTTTGTTTTTCTTCTTGTTCTTGCATTATTTTCCTTTATTTTATAATTTTAAATATTTATAAAATAATTTTTGTATATCTAAACTTTTAATTTCACTTAGTTCATATATAATTATTGTTTTCATCTAATCTATCTAAAAGTTCTTTATCTTCTTGAGATAATAAACACTTTGAAACAAGTTCGTCTCTTTCAGTTATTATTTTATTATTTTTGGAAATAACTAAACCTCTTCTATCATTAAGAACAAACCAATCATCTATTTTATATTTTTTTAATATATTTTTAATAAGCACTTCATAGAAATTAATCTTTTTTGTGTTGTTATTTACAATATAAATGTTATCAACTCTGTTTGCATCAAAGTGTTTGTTTTTTAAAATACTCATAACTGCACTAAAAATTTTACTATAATTACCATTACCATCTATTATGTTTGGATCTAAATTTGTTGTATCAACAAAATGTATTTCATACTTATTTGAATATTTAAACTTTCCATAATATATTAAAAAGTTCATATATTTATAATAATGAACTCTTGGTCCGTGCTCTCTTTTTCTCTTCTCTTCTAAATTCCCAGCCAATTTTAAAAAATTTGGATCATTCATTTTTAGTTGTTTTTCTCTATAACTTATATATTCAGATGAATCAACCCTTTTATAATCCGCGATATATTCAAATACTTCATTCATTTTGGCAAAATCTTTATACTCTTGTAATTCCATTTCCTTTTCTTTTAGCCATTCTTTAAATGTTATCATATTATACATTTAATTACTTCCATTTAGAATCTTCTAGTTCATCTTGGCATTTTTGACAATTTCTTACCCCATGTTTAATACATTTTTTACCTTTTTCAAGGTGTTTATTTCTTTTAACTGTATCTAATTTTCCTGTAAATGTAGCAATATCTGCTGAACCAGTTCCCATATCTTCCTCATTTAATCCAATTGAATTTAAGTAAGATCTAAATTTTCCCATTTGTGTAATTTTCCTTTTTTTATTTTATTTATATATTTGTTAAAGCTTTTGCTTCTTCTATTAATTCAGGTAATCGTTTTTTATGTAGTTTCGATAAATTATCAAAATTATTAATTGCGTAATTTAATCCTAAAACAATTTTTTTAACTTCATAATCAGGTGTTTTTATTTTTGATATAATATCGTTTAATAAATTCTCTAATTCTGCTTTTTTCATTTTATATCCTTTAATTTATATATTATAATTATATATTAAAAATGATTAAAGAAAAATTAAATTCTAAAGAGAATTTAACCATTCTTGAATTTCTAAATCATTTTCCAAAGCTTCATCTGATTTAGCCATTTCTAAAAGTTCTTTAAAATAATCTTCAATGTGAACTTCAATTTCTAATTCAGAATCAGATTTTTCATTGTGAATAAACACAATTCTTTTACCTGTTGTGAAACCGTCTAAAAATTCTGGGTATAATTGCTCAATAATTTCATCTTCGTTAAAGGCACTTAATATATAATTTTTTATTACAACACTTCTATTACCATCAGCATCAGACCCATAAATTTCAATATTTGAATTCATATTTTTCCTTTATTTTAATTTGAATAATTATATACTATTTTTGTTTAAAGTTTGTTTAAGTTCAAAAAATCTTTTAAAATTCAAACATGCTATATAAATAATTAAAAAAGGATATTTATGTCTAAAAATTCAAATTGTTTAGAACAGATTGCTACTAAATACATGTATTTTAATATAGATAGAAAACATTTTGAAAGTACTATTTCTAAACATGAAATTAAAGAACTTTTTGAAAAATATTGGTTTCAAAAGAATATAAAAGAACTAAAAATTAAAAAGCAAAAAGATATTTATTTATTAAACAAATACATAAAAGAAATAAAAGAAAATGCAGAACTTTTTAATAGATTATTTAATTATCCTTTGAAAAGAACGGGTAATGCAGAAGTAATGCTTTATTTACTAATAAAAAATTCTTATTTAAGTCCAATGAGTTCATCAGGGAAAGACATTATAATAAATTATAAGCATTATGAAATAAAACATTGTATAGTTTCCAAAAAATATAAATCAGAAGAGTTATATTTTAGTAATTTTAAGTTAGGTAGTTCGTTTTGTGTAAGGTCTTTAATAAATATAATTGAGGACTATTTTAATTTTATTCCTAAGGGTTCAGAAATCTCAGAAGCAAGAAATACTACTGAATTTTTAGAAATAGAAAATAAGTACAGAGAATTTGTTTATGAAAATTATTTTAATAAGCACAATATTATATTTATTGATAAAGAAGGGTACATAAAATTTGTTGGTAAGGTAAAGAAAGAAAATATTTTTATAGATACTATTACAGAAGGAACAATAAAACCAATGATAAGAATTTAAAAAATTTAAAATATTTTTTGAACTTAAATCTTAGAATACTCAAAAAGCTAAGTATTTCTACTTAGCTTTCATATCTTCTAATAACTTAAAAATAGCAACTTCTTTGTGTTTTGCTTCAATATCTAAATGAATATCAAAATGTTTAGATTCTTCTATTAACCATTCAGGAATTGAATTCACATCATGAATTAAATCAGAATGGGCTCTACTTTTTGATGGAGTACTATAATTTTCTTTAGGATTTGATAAATGCATTCTCATATAGTTGTAACCAGCCTTTATCCAAGTATCTTTGCATTTTAAAAATAATTCATATTCACTAAATTCAGAACTATAATCCTGATTTAAAGCATGACATCTGTGGTGATGTAAATCAAATGTAACAGGAATAACCAATTCATTTGCAACTTCCAAACAATCTTCTACTGAATATGAAAGTTCATCATTTTCTATTGTTAAGTACTTTAGATTATTTTTATTTACTACTTCTATAAATCTTCTTTTTGCTTCTGTTTTATTTCCATACTGACCACCTAGATGTATGTTGCATTCTTTTGCATTTAAAGATTCACATAATAATCTATGATATTCTAAATCTGCAATAGAATTTTTAACAACATCTTCGGTTAGTGAACCAAGATTAACGTGTTGTCCAGGATGACAAGAAAGTGTAACATTTTTATTATCTACTTTTGATAATTTTTCAAAGAGAAAATTTATTTCAGATTCTGTTAAAATTTCTTTAATTTTTTGGAAGTGCGGGAACAAATCAGAGCTAAATCTGTATGATGTTATATTATTTTTATAGCAATAATCAATTGCTTTTTGTAAAGTACTAATATTATGTAATATAATAGATTGTATTTTTTCTTTTTGCTCTTTTGTAGATAATTTCTGTAATGCTGTATTTGTGTATGTTTTGAATTTAATTGGTTCATTATAAAATAAACAACATAATCCTAGTTTTAAAGCCATAAATATCCTTAATTTTTAAATTAAAGTATTATATACTAAAAATATTTAAAGATAAATTAAATCTTTAAAATTTAAAAGATTTTTTGAACTTAAATTTGTCTTCTAAACTAAAAAAGCTAGATACAATTAAGTACCTAGCTTCAATTTTACATAATTTTAATTGTTTTTTGTTTTGGTGCTTTCTTTGTTAAAAAGATATTCAGTAAACCATTTTCACAAGTTGCATCGATATCAGAATTAATAAAATCATCTCTAATAACTAATGTTAATTTAATATTTTTTGAACCAAATGGTAATGTGTCAGCATTTGTTTCGATTAATAATTCATTATCAGACATAGACACAGAAACAGCATCTTTAGAGATTCCAACAACCGGGACAGCAACTGTTAATAAATCACCTTCTTCTTTAAGTTTGTACTCGGCGGTTTTTTCAGTTTTATCAAATTCCCAAATATTTTTTGCTTTTTTAGTTATATCGTCAATTGTTTCATTTACTGTATCTTTAATATTTCTTTCTTTAAAATCAGTATTTAAAAGTTCCTTCATAAATTTTTCCATTTCTTTTAATGATTTTGCATCAATGTGTTTAATTAACATAATTTCTCCTTATTTTGTTTGATTGTAAAAATTTAAAATTTCTTCTTTTGATCTAAGTCCCATAAATCGATCAATTTCTTTACCGTCTTCTAAAAGAATAACTGTTGGAACACTTCTAATATTATATTTTTCCGCTATTTCAGGGTTTTCATCAATATCAATTTCTAAAATATTCAACCCTTCACTCTTTAATGAATTTGTGATTGGCGTTAATTTTCGACATGGCATACACCAAGAAGCCGAGATTTTATATAGAACTTTACCTTCAGTAATTTCTGTTACTTTCATTTATATCCTTTTAATTATATTAATTTGCTAATATATGGGTTCGAACCACTTAATCTACCACTTAGAAATTAGCACAAGTAAGAATGAGTTAAATAACCCATTCCCATCTATCATATTTTTCAGCTAGTTCAGAAACTTCTTCTGATGTAAGTACTTCAATAATTTTTGTTGTACCATCTTTTTCAAAAACTTTTATTTTCATTTTAATCCTTTACTAAGTTAAATTTAACAATTTTATACCCTTTTACTCGATTAAACCAATCATCGGTTGGTTGTATTTCAATATATTTATATTGAAAACGGGTTCCATTCTCAAGTGCAGACAACAATTCTTCTATTTCTCGTTTAGATGTTGTTATATAGAAATCTTTATCATCTAAAGTTGCTTCATACCAATCAACTTCATCATAATAATTGTTGGCATGAAGTTCCAAACTTATATATTTATTATTATGATTGATAGCATAAGCTTTCATTTTAATTCTCTAACTTTAAATATTTTATTTCCTCGGGTGTTGCAAATCTCCATCCAGTCGCAATTAAAGAATCTTTAATATCTTTTGTCCAAGCAATTTTAAATTTTCTTCTTGGTCTAAAATCTGTGTTATTTTCTTTTGTTAAAATCCAATGAGTATCAATCTCATACCATTCTTTGGTAATTGGTGTTAATTCATAACAAGCATAATTAGTTGTTCCAGATTTTGACCATTTACAAGATGCCAAACCATAACCAGGAACATCCGCCCAACCTATATAGTATCCATCAATTTCTTTTAAAATTTCGCCATCAAATCCACCAAATAAATCATAATCTTTAAAATTATTTTTAAATTCATTTTTACATTTTTCATCTAAAAGCCAATTCATATCATATTCCTTTAAATCATTTACTATGTAATCCCATTTTATAGATAGTGCTGCCCAATAATTAATATCTTCCCATTTATGTGAATTAGATATTTCAATATTTAAGTCACCACTGTTTTTAAAGAAAATTTTATTAAAATTTTTCAAAAACAACTCATATGCATTATTTTCTCTTAAAAACTCACTTAATTTCATTTATATATCCTTTATTTCTATATTATAAGATAAATCAGAATTTATCTTTAGAAAATTTACTTCAATAAATTCTTTATTTTGTAAAATAACATTATGAGATGTTTCATAACAATCTATTTTATAAACATCAATTGGTTCAGAATTTAAAATACCAATTAATTTAGCAATAACTATACATGCTTCCATTTTAATATCCTTTTTGTTTTATTAATAGTATTATATACTAAAGAATATTAAAGTTAAATTAAAAATATGCAATTATATTTTGTTCTTGTTATAGCTACGTAAAGTAATTTTAAAAAATCAATATTTCCTATGTGTTCTCTGTAATAAAATAATTCTTTTAAATTAATAAAAATTTCATTAACTGAACTACCTTGAGCTTTATGAATTGTGCAAGCATAAGTATATGATACTTTCTGAAATTCATTTTTTAAATCAAAATATCTTCCCCAAAGTTCTCTTTTAGATGCCTTATCAGTTGCGCTTGATGCAGCACTAGCCAATTTTTTAACTTCTGAATCAAATATATTCCAATCATCTATATCAACCGCTTTAAATGATTTATCTTCTGTGTCTGTTATATTCCAATAATAAAAACCATGTTCATGTGAATATTCTTTAGATAATTCTTTTATTTCGATAACTTCATTATTATTGTGAACAATTGTATCATTTTGGGCGTGAGCAGCATTAAATACTAAATGCTCCCCAGGAACATAATTCTCTGAATTTGGAATTAATATATTTCTAATTGTTTTATTCAAATAATTTATATTATTATTTGTATAAGAAATTAATGAATTATCATAAAAATTATATTTTGTACTAAAATATCTATTCATAAAAGATTCACTACTGCTATATAATTCGATTTCAGAGAATTTTTCAGACGTTTCTTTTATTGCATTTAAAATTGTATTATTATTTGGATAAATATCGTGTTCAATGCATTTTCTAAATTTTGTTGCTAATTCGATAATTGGGTTACCTTCAGCTTGTCTAATTATTTTTGTTAAAGAATATTTTCTAATATTCATATCATAAATTGGATTTATTTCATCTAGAACTGGATTAAGTTGGTGCTTATCACTAATCCAAATAATGCACTTAATATAGCCTCTTTCTAGTGCATCATCTATAAATTTATAAAGACTTTTACCAACCATTGAAGCTTCATCAATAAATAAAATATCTACTTTTTCAATTTTTGAGTCAGGTATTATTTCAAGTACTAATGTACCATTATTAAAATCTTCTTTTGGTTTTAGTTTTAAGTAACTGTGAATTGTAGTTTTTTGTATATCGAATGATTTTTGTTTCGAAAGCATTTCAGAAAGAACACCCAAAGATTTATGAGTTGGTGTACTTACTCTAATTTTAAAATCTGCGGAAAGACTTTTTACCAAAAATGCAGTTAAAACACTTTTACCCATTCCCGCGGAACCTTCTATGCTGAACATTCTTTCATTTTTCTTGTACTTTGTGTATTTTGGGACAATTTGATGAATATTTTTTATAATATCATCGTGTATTCTTTGTTGATCTTCCGTTAATTTCAATAATTTCCTTTCAGATAAAGGGTTAACCTTTATCTTTATTTTGAGCTAAAAACTTTTTCAGCAAATTTTTATTTACTTTTGTTGTATTGTTTTAGTGTTCTTCCTTTCCAAAAACCATTTGCTGTATATTCTTCAATTTTGTCTTTAGTTATGGGTAAAGATATGTCTCCATTGGTGAACCATACTTTACCATATTGTGGGTTTTTATCCCCACTGAAATCTGGTTTATTTTGAATTTGTCCAAGTTCCCATCCTTCTGCAAAATACGATTCTAATAAACTAATGTCAACACAAATACTAATTCCATCTTTCTTAATAGCCTTTTTATTGTACATTGGATTATTTTCACCTGCTTGTTTCCCAATGTTTGATTTGCTTATTTTTTGCTTTGTTTCATCAGTGTGTTTAAATCCCTTTCTATGTAAACCTTTTTCAAATAATTCTCTATTTTTAGCATTTGCTTTTTCTAAATTTTGTAGTGAGGCTGCTAAACTTTTTTCGGTCACATTTAAACGATTGGAATTTATATAATCCCAACCTCCGTCGCCTCCTTGTTTAAGATTATATGTATCTTCTCTTAGTAAAAACTCTTCATTAACAATTTCTTTTTCTTTAAGATACATCTCTTCTTTAGAATCTAATAAATATAAAATTTCTTTCTTGAAGTTTTCAATACCATATTTATTAATTGAATGATTTATCACAACACCTGAACCCATATAACCGTCACTCAAATCTTTAGTCTTGTGTGCTCCAACATATATGTGCCCAGTTAATAGATTTGTTACTTTATAAACAGTATAAAACATATTAATCCTTTATTTTTATACTATTTATATTGTGATATTTTAAAATTCTATATCAGCCCATTCGGCATGTTTACTTCTTATAACATTTTTAAGTTCAATCACTCTTAAGCTCAACGAATTATCTTTAGTTGATTTTTTCATTAATGCTGTTAAAGCATTATTATATTTATTAAGATACTTAGAGTCAATCTGATTATTGGAACCTAAAACAATTACAATACTATTCGGCCCAACCCTACTAATAACAGTTTTCATAAAACTAATACTTCCATTTTGAGCTTCATCTATTATAAGTATTGAATTATCTTCTAATGTACTCCCCCTTAAATGTCCAGCATAAAGATATTCTATATCATATTTCTTTTTATAATCACTCACAATTTCATCAATTTCTTCTTTTTTAGCACTTCTCTTTTTAAGTTTAGCTATTTTAGTTAAAGAATCTTCCAGTGGATAGTTATATCCAGCCATCTTGTCATCTAGTGTTCCTGGTAAAAACCCAAGTTCATCCTCTGTGTCTCCAGATACAATTGTTCTTCTAATATAGTAGATTTTATTATATTCTTTAGTATCAATTAATCTCATAGCTGAACTTAATGCCACAATATTTTTACCACAACCTGCTGCTCCGAATACAACCGAAATATCAGCTTCATCATAAATAATATTTGATGCTACTTTTTGCATTAAATTTAAAGGTGGTGCAGGAAATTTCTTTTCATTCTTATCATCAATTAATTCAAAATTATTATTTCTATTTTTAAAGTAAAAGAATTTTTTACCATTTATATTTGTTACTTCTAATGATGAAGTCTCTGGCGATAAATTATTAATTTCATCCTTTATATCGGATAATTTTCCATTAAAATTATCGACTGTTAATGATTTATGGAATTCGAATATAATCACTTCATCTTTGCCCGTTAAAGTTTCAGCTGGAATACCCAAACTTAATGCTCTTGTTCTAAACATAATATCTAAACTAATAGTTATAATATTAAAGTATTGTTGAGCATCTTTAGCAACTTCTAAAATTTTTCTATCATTAAGAATATTTAATGCTATATTTGTTGTTTCACATTCGTATTTGTTTTTAGAAACAATAAATAATTCAACATCTAAAGACACAATTTTAGTCTTTATTAAAAGTAAATCACCAATATTTTCTTTACAGATAATCTCTGAATCTTCTAACAATCTAGCAAATTGTCTCGCATTGTAATTGATTTCTTCTAAACCAGATTTCTTATTATCTATTTCATCCAGAACAACTTCTGGTATAATTATAGAGTTATTCCCATTATCATATAATTTTAAAATATTTGATGGGTTGTCAAGAACTATGTTGGTATCGAGGCAATACACCTTTTTATTTTGTACTTCTAGTTTCTCTAGCATTTTTATCCTTTGTTTTAATTTATAGAATTATTTATATTGCTTTAGACCTTTTTCAAATTTAATGCTATATAATCGATAGTACTATCTATACCAAAGTAAACTGTTTTATTTTTTAGTTTATAAGCTGTACCCATATAATTAATAATATTCGAATTTTTCAAAATATCTAAATCTTCTAAATACATTTTAGTTTCTGCAAATGAATTATTTGTGCTATAGTCTATAAAATATACTTTTATTTTTGTCATATTAACCCCCTTTTAAGATGAACAACTTGAACTGCTTGAACTACTAGAACAAGAACTACCGCACGAGCTACTTGATGAACAAGATGATCTACAAGAACTTGAACATCTACTTGTATTTTCTGTTGTACTATTTGTTTGCAGCGTATTTGAATTTTCAATAACTGTATAAAACAATAAATAAGTGCTTAAATCTGTGGTTGAGTAACTAGAAATTTGTGAATCTCTATAATTTCTATATCCTGATGGAATATTTGCATTAGTGTATTTATTTTGTATATCAATTAAATCAACAGAATTTATTTTCTTATCTGTTAAATATGGTTCATGATGAACAAAAAATCCAATGTAATTCAAACAAAAATCAAAATATGCTTTTGTATCCAATATTAAATTGTGCCAAAGAACATCTGTTGTTCTTGAAAGCATATCTACATTTTTGTATTTTTGTACTGTGTACATATAATCAAAGAAATCAATAATTATAAGATTTAATTCTTTATCAGAAATATTTAATTCCTTTTTTGTTCTTTCTTCAACAACTTTTGGAAATTTATAAGTATGTATTTTCTTTAAATTTGTTTCTAATTCAACTGTATCTAAAATTTTATCTTTAAAATCCTGGTACTCTTCTTTTAATTCTAAATATGTACTTTTTAATACTAGCATTTATATATCCTTTTCTTTTTAATTCTTTTTCTAAGTTCTTTTAATTTTGGGTTTCTATATTTATAACAATATTTCAAATCTTGTATAATTTCAAATTTACATTCATATGTTCTAATTCTTCGCCAATTCTTTAAAATTGCATTTTTGCAATACAAACAATTATTTTCGGTTTTAAATATTTTCATTCTATCTCATTAAATTAATTTAAAATATTCTAAAAATTTAATAATTTTGCTTTTTCTATAATTTTCAATTGTGAATTTAGAAATTTTTAGTTCGTTTTTCAGATATTTTATATCATCAGTGAGTTTAGAATTTGATTTTTGAAGTTCTTTATTTTCTTCTGTAGTTTCTTTAAGTAATTTTAAAATAGGAAATTTTTCTGCTGCAACTTTAGAAATACCAAAATTATATTCTTGTTTAATTCCATTGTACTCTTGAATATATTTATGTAATTCTACTGACTCCTGTTCAGCATATAAATCAAATGCATAATCACTACCTGGTTCATTTAATTTTTCTTTAATGCATAAAATATCTAAATAATTTCTTTTTTCTAAGAATGTATTAGAATTGAATGGAAATTTTTGAATATTTACATCTTTAATAATATAGAAATTATCATTATTATTCATATATTACACCTTCAACTAAAACTTCTATATAAGTATCTTTACTTTTTTGAAGACCTAAATTTTTAATTTGATTTTCTGTTATTTTCATTTTATTATCCTTTTTATTTTAGATGTTTTCTTTAAATTTTTAAATCTATTTTTCAAATTCACTTATTATATAAAATTATTAAACTAATCAAAATAAAGTAAGAAGCAATAATTGTACCCATAAAATAAATAATTGGTATATCTGAAACACCTTTTGAATTTTTGTGCATGTATTTTTCATATAGTTTCATATGATTGGATTTTTTAGTTTTATTGTTTTTCATTTTTAGCCCTTATAAAATATATCTGGTATTTCTCTTGGGTTTTCTAAATCTAAATAGTAATAATAAAGATTACCATTTTTATTATTGAATCTGTCTTTTCTTTCAAATTCGCACAATACATCAAAATCAATTGATCCCAAAGAGTGTTTTATTTTATGCAAATAATTGTGATAACTAAATGGATTTATTTGTTTTGGGAGAATATAAATTTCTGTACCTTCATAAAAGAGCTTTCTTGCTTTATCTTTTCTTATTTGTTTTAAATATGCATATCTAAAGTTTCTATTTTCAATGTTCATTTTTATTCCTTTTGTTTAAATGAAGAAGAATTAAACAAATTAATCCTCTGATTCATATGTTTTAAATTCATATGTAACGCTTAAATAACAATCAAATTTATTTCCGCAATTATCACAAGTTATATTATCTTCGTGTTCGCCATCATATGTCATATCATAAGGTAGTACATCTTCAGGTTCATGCTTTTCACCACAAAATGGGCATCTTATTTCACTTATCCATTCAGTTTGTTTTAATTTCTTCATTTGTATTCCTTTACGATTTTATCAAATACTGTTAAATTCGGACAATATCTACTATGAGCAGAAATTTCAGAATTAAAAGATGTTAAATAATTGTATTTAGCTTCTTCACCTATTCCAAAGAACTTAATACATTCTATAGCTTTTCCTACTGCTGCACTTCTGCTTATACCTGCTTGACAATTAATAATAAATCTGTTGTCTTTATTTTTTATAATAAAATCCTGAATTAATTTTGCTTGTTCATCTGCAATAATTTTGTATTCAGAAAAGTCTTCTTCAATATCCCAAAATTCTACTTGTAGAACATCTTTAAAATCTTTTACAAAATCTGAAGTTAAAATTGTTTCTTCTCTTCCTGGTTCACCAATACTAATAAGAACTAAATTTTCTTTGTCTATAACATTTTGATAAATAGCACATTGCATTTCATCTCTTGAAATTATAGCTTCAATAGTTCTAGTACTTATAGTATCTATAATAGTAGGTCTGCCATTTCTCATAATTGTCATTTATTTTCCTTTTAATTAAATTTTATTTCAAAGCAATCTTCATTGAAACAACAATAACCTTTATAAGAAGGTAAATACTGCATTAAAGAACCACATTCATCACAATCTTGAAATTCAATCTCTTTTATATTTTTATTGATTTTAATCAATTCTTCAATATATACATCTGAATAGTTTTTAATTGTATTTAAAGCTAATTCTTTTTCTATATAAAAATCAATTGATAAGCTATTAATTTCTTCTTTTATTTTTTCTAATTCAAGAAAAATACTTTCTCTATTGTCTTCATAATATTCATTTTTCATATCATGTAATAAACTGATCTTCTTATTAATGATTTCATCTAAATTACAAATAAATTCCATTGCTAAATAATGTCCAAAAGAATTTCTTATTAAATCTGTGTTATTATTGTCTTTAATTTTCATTTCTAATAATTTGATATTTGATTGTATTGATTTATTTTCAAAATCAAAATTATCATTAATAGATATGAGTGTTCCTTTAATTTTCATTTATTTCTATAAGCTGAAATTAATATCTTCCTTTATTTTAGCAAGGAGAATTTCTTCATTTTTTACACCTTGTTCTTTGTATAATTTTTGAAGTAGTTCTTGTGTTTTTATATACATTTCTGCTTCTTCAATTGTGTCAAATTTCTTACCATTTACTTCATATATTTTTAGTTCTGTTATTTTCATTTCTGTCCTTTAATTTAATCTGAAGAATCCATCATATTTAGATCTTTCCCAAATATTCCCATCAGCTGTTTCAAGTCTTTGAATTACGAAATCTATATTATCTAAATAATACCAATTATCAATATCTATTATATCGGATTCACCAAATCTGCTTTTTACTATTAAATTCACATTCTTATCTGAAACATCAATAGTAAAAAATTCATCAAATAATATTTTTGATATTTTTAAACATTTAATCATAATATATCTACAATTTCTTTAACATAATGTTCTGTTATGTCTTTATTTAGCGATTTTATTACTAATGAATATTGTTTTGCCAATTTTAATAATTTTTCTTTATATTGCTTTCTAATATTATATTTTTTGTCACAATTCATATTATGTGTTAATAGATGTAAACAATGTTTTAATCTATCTGTTTTGTTAGCATTTTCAAATTTATCTATTGGTAATTCCTCGGATATTTTCAAAAAATCATCAAAAGAGTTATACTGAAGAGATTCACAAGCCAGTGAAATAGCCCAATTATTTAATTCTAAAGGTTGTAACATATATCTTAATATTCCACAATTAGTATATTCTGGATATGAGTATATATCTTTTAATACACCTGCTCTTAATTGCAAATAATGAATTAATTCATGAATTAATGTGCTCAATGAACTATATGTTATTTCTAGTGTATCAAGATTTGCACCACCAATATTAATTTTTGAAATTTTAATATCATCTTTAATGCTAAAAATATCTTTGAAATTTTTTACAATTGAATCTGCATCTTTTAATAGAAAAATCTTCTTAATTTTAGTAATAACTGATTCATTAAGAGCAGCTGTTTCGTCTGATTCAACAAAAAAATTTTGAAAACTTATTAATATATTTCGTTCTGTCATTTCTTTTTCTTTTAACCATTCTCTAAATGACATATTATCTTTTTTCAATATAATTACCATTATCAGATTTAAAATAATAATAAGCTTCTTTTGAATTTCTTATTCTTAATTTTTTAACATCTGAAGGTACTTTAGTCTTTGTTTTATAAGCACCTTTTAAATAACAATCTTTTAGTAATTCAGTAAATTCTGAACATAATTTAATCCAATTTTTTTCTTCTTCTGTTTCTTTCATATTCTCCGGAATTGTTATTGAGATTTTTCTAATTCCAGTTGGTTCACCACCTAAAATTAAAGCGTGTAAAGTAAATTTAAAACTTGTTACATCTGCATATTGTGTTTTTATATATATCTTTTGTTCATTTTTCATGAAAGTCTCCTTTATGTTTATTTTATTATATACTAAAGTGTATTAATTTCTTAATTTTTGATTTTTGCCCATTTATGAAAATATGTTTCTTTTAGTTTTTTACAAGAAACCATTTTCTTGATTTCAATGTAAGAATATTCATCTAAAAATAATTCATGTCTAGCTTTTTCAATAGCTTGATTTCTATTTTTAGCTTCAACCGTGCATTCAACATAGTACCATTCATCAAAATATTCCTTTTTACCTTGAATATGAAACAAATCTTTACAAAATTTTGTTTTAAGTACTTCTTTAATTATACTTTTAAAATAAGCATTAAAACTATTTCTATTTCCATCTAAATGAAAATTTAAAATATTAATTCCTAATAATTTTCTAATGTCTCCTGTATTTGGTAATGCATTAAAAATATTTCTACCTGAATATTCTTCTTTGTGATCACCATACACCGGCAATCTAACTTCTTTCATATGTTCTTTTACAAATTCTTCAGGGACTAAAAAATCACCTCTTTTAATTTGAGTTTTATAATCAACATCTGAATCTTCATATAAACCAGCATCTTCAATACATCTTGTGTACCCAGAATTATTTGGTCCCCAAAATAAAAAGCAATTATCATTTGGCCCAGAATGTCTTAAGCATATTTTATAATTCATTTTATAAGTTCTTTAATTAATTTAATTTTATTTTTAATCATTCTTTTTCTTCCAGATAAAATCATTTTGTTAATTTGTTTTGATAAATGAATCAATTCATTTTTACAATACCCTGTACTTCTTGGTCTAGGAATATATATTGGTGAATCATCATAATGTGCACAATCAAAACCAAACACAATATATTTTTTGTCACCCGAATAACTTTCATAGGTTGTTCCACCGTGAACATTTAATTTAGACGAATCAATATATTTGTAATTAATGATCGAAACATAAATATATCCGCATTTCCAATGACCAAAACTATACTCAGTTTCACAACCTCTATTCAATTTTAAAACATTACATCTATATTGTTCTTTTGTTCTAAAATTTAAAACTGTTTTTACATCTTTTTTATATTTCATTTTAATTCCTTTTATAGTTCTATATAAGATATTTCATTTATATAAATATCGCTAATAGTTAGTTCAAATTTATTTTCTTCATATACTAAATAATTAGTTTCAATTCTTGATTCACCATTTGAAGAATGTAATACTGATGATATTTTAATAAAATTTTGTTTAATATTTCTTGATAAATTATATTCATAAGAATTTTTTAAAGGTTCATTAAAATAAATTTTTATCAATTTTTCAATATCTAATTTATATTTATCTTTTATTTTTTTAATAATTATAAATTCTTCTCCAACATAATTTTCAACTGAAATTTCATTTAGACTTAATTTTAATTTATTAGCATTTAAAAATTCTTTATATTCTTTATAATCATTGAATAGCTCTTGCTTTTTTAAGTTTAAATCTAAAAAATAATTTTTTATTATATCACTTGTGCTAAAAATAGTACCAAAATCAAGATAATCAGATTTACAAGCATCTTCATAAGTGGGAATTTGAACTTTAACTGTTTTTAATGATTTATTCATTTTATAATCCTTTAATTTATATATTATAATTATATACAAAAGAATATTAAAGCTTAATTAAATTCTCTAGAATATGTTCTAATTTTCTAAAATCTTTATTTATTAATCCAAATTCATAATATGGTTTGTGAAGAATTATATTTTCAGGCAAAGGAATTCTTTCATGACCAAAAATTCTTGTTTTGTATTGAATTTCATCATCAATAATTAAATTGTGTTTATATTCTTTTGAAATTTCTATAACATTTTCTGCCCATTTTCTAGTGTCACCATAAATTTTAAAAGGTAAATATTCTTCTAGTTCTTTTTGTCTCCAAGCAGAAAAGATATATACGTGAATATTGTACCTTTTAATTAATTTTGTCAATTTTAAAATTTTCTTTTTATATGGTTTCATATTATAGTCTTGGTGCTTCTTTAATTTGTACTTTCTTGAATCTATATTATATTGATTTAGAACACCATCAATATCTAGAAATAATGCTATTTTAGATATATTTTTCATTTTGTAGTAATTCAGATTTTAATTTTTTAATATATTTATTAATATTAATAACTAACTGATTTTTATTTGGACTAAATTTTGATAAAACCCCTAATGCATTAACATCATTTTTAAATTTTTCTAATTTAGAAATTAATTCTAGATATGTTGAAATTTCAATTTTTGTATCTTTTAAATACCAAATTGTTAAAATTTCTGTAATTTCTTTAATATTCTTATTATACAAATCAAATACATTTTGGTAAGTATCTTTATAAATTCCTTTATCTTCATATTTTTGAAGATTCATTTTAATTGTTATAAAATCTCTACTTTTTCCAAATTTTGAAAATCTAATTCCATCAGGGGTAATATAAAATTCATTTTCAGATGTATATTCACTTTTTGCTTCAGTATATCCAATATTTAAAAGAAATTCTCTAACAATATCTGCTATATGCTTACGTTGATTATAAACATAAATTGTACTTTTCAAATCGCCATTTAATTTTCTCATTGGTTCAATATATTTAGGAAGACTTGAGATACTATGTTTAATATTGAAATTTACTGGTTGTTTTACTTCTGTCGAAATATATTCAGGTTTCCATTTTTGTGTGAATTTTTTATATTCATATTCTGAATCAATATCATACCAAGATTCCAAATCATCATCATAACCTTTAAGTCTAAGTTCTGTTACTTTTGCATCATATGCTTCTTTTGTAATAGATTCATTTTCATAAATATAATTATCAACAATAGTATATTTATTAATTTTAAAAATATTTAAGTCTTTTTCTAGTTCAACAATAACTTTATTATTTGAATACGAAATTTCTGTTCTTTCACTATTTACTTCATAAATTCCATTTGGTAATTCAACATAATATAACCCAGTATCTTGTTCAAATGCTTCAATTTCTATTAATTCTGTACTTTTCATTTTTATCCTTTATTTTACTAAAACACAGAGTTTTTAAATGCAAATTGATCATTTTACAGTTCTTTTTAATTCGCCAATATAAGTAAATCTAACTTTATTGATTGCAAAAATATCAGCTAATTCCTTCACCGTCATATCTTCAGTGATATTTTCTCCAGTTCCTCCAGCACATTTAACTGCTTGGATTAATGAATTATAAAAATCTAATTTTGCTTTTTGTTTTTCTATTTCATTTATATTTTCTTTTAAGTTGTTAATTTCATCTTGTATGTTCATTTTATTCCTTTATTATATTCTTGTAATTCAGTGAATTACACATATTGATAGTTCCTATATCTTTTAATAAATATTCTTTAGTTGGTAAATAAAATCCTAAATAATATTTAGAAGAATCACACAATAAATATTTATTATAATACATCTCAATATCATCTAATAGTGTTTTGCAGTTTAAAAAAGTACACAACTCAATAAAATTTTCAATTGATATGTTATTTAATGTTATATCTTTCATATAGTACCTTTTAATTTATATAATTTATTATATACAAACTAATATTAAAGTTTAATTAATCTATATTATATTTTAGCATTAATTCATATAGTTCTTCATTTGGGAATTTAGATGAAATTCAAAATGAATCAATATCTATATCTCCGTTTCTAACTCTTTCTGCATATTCATTAAAAAGTTTAAGAATTTCTCTAAGAGGTGAGAAATACCCTTTTTTACTGTACTTAATACTTCTCTTTAAAGTGCTAATTGGGCAAACTATATTCTGAATTCTTAAAATTTTCTTTTGGCAATCATTCTCAAATTGTTCATCTATTTTAATAAAATTAATTCCATCTAATGTATAAACTCTACACACAGAAAAATCAAATTTACTAACAACTTCATAAGGAGTTCCATAAGTCTTTAAGTACTTATTTTCTCGTGGTTTTATTAGTTGAATATTATTACATTGATAAACAAGTTCATTTTCTCTTTTTATTCCGTACATATTTGAAATAATTTGTTTTAAAGGTTCATAATCTTCTTTAGAAAAACAAAATATATCAAAATCTTTTATTTCTTCATCCTGAATTGTGCTTCTACAAGCCCCACCAGCAATAAATCCGTGTTTTTTAATTAAACCGTGTAATTGTAACAAATTCATTTATTTTTCCTTCCCGTCTAAAATCATTTGCACTTTTAGCATTTTTAAACCAAAAATTTTTTCTTCATCTGATAATTTTTCAAAATCTAATTTAGATTGTTTTAAATCTATTTTTTCTTTAAAGAAAAAATTTAATTTTTGTTTATTATTGTGTTCTTTTATAAGATTAAGCATTCTCTAAAGCCTTTAATCTTTGAATTGCTTCATCTAAATTATTGGCATTAACAACTTTAAAATAATCATCTAGTAATGCAGAAACCTTTAGTGCTGGCGCACCTGAATAATTCCAAGCTAATCTATCCATTCTTCTTAAATATTCACCTCCCGAAGAATATCCAGTGTAGTTAATATGTAATTTTAAAGCAGATTCAATTTCTTTTATAGTATTTTTGTTCATTATATGTCCATTTCAATTAATCTTGGTGTTAATCTTTTCATTTTATTTTTTCCTGTTAAGATGAACCATTTTTCATTTTCAAAAATATATGTATATTCTTCTAAGTACTCATCTATTTCTTTTAAGTTTTGAATTTCATAAATTGTTATATCTTCTCTATTTAAGTCTTTATAAAATTCACATTTATCTAATGTTTCCGCAATAGATGAGGCAGAACCATAAGAAATTAATTCTTTAACTTTATCTAAAGTGTAATAATTTTCTAAAAGAATTTTACCAACATATGAAAGATAACCATCCCAGTGACAATAAATGCCTTTATAGCATTTATTTTCTTCATCTTTGTACCAAATTGCGCTTCTTGTAGCCATTTAATATCCTTAATTTTTTATTTTATTATATACAAAAGAATATTAAAGAAGTATTAAAGTTCTTCTAGACTAAAAAAGCTAGATATTTCTATCTAGCTTTAAAATAAATTAAATTCTTTTTCAGTTATTGGATAACCTTCAGAATTATATGAATGTCTTTTTCTTTCCTCATATTGCTTATAAAAAATTCCACCTGGTTTTCTGATTCCAAAATCATCTGTTAAATCAAATACTCTAAATATTTTTTTATCTGGATGTAATCTTAAACCTCTTCCAATACTTTGCGTAATTGTAGTATAAGCTTTCAATGGGCTGATAAAAATTAAGTTAAATAGCCTTCGTATATTTACTCCTGCCGATAAAATTTGATAATTTGAAATTAAAATTTCGTTTCTTAAATTTATGCTTTTTATCTCTTTATATATAGAATAATTATCTATTAAATCTTTAACTAATGTATCTTTATAAAATTCATTTTCACTTAAAGTTATATGATTTGAATCTTCAAATTCAAAAATATAATGTTTTTCTTCAAGAATTTTTCTTGTTAATTCCCTTGTTTCTGCATTATCTTCGCCATTAATAAAATAAACACCATATTGTTTTTGAAATTCAAATGATTTTTTACCTGTTATATCTTTATTTTGAACTTCAACATCAGGATATAATTTTTTCATAACTTCAATAAAAGTATCTTTAATGTGCTGTGTGTGGCTACCTAAAATAATCGTGTTACCCGTATTTTTAACCTTAATTATTAAATCTGTTACAAATTCATTTCTTTTTTGGTGTTCTTTTATAAATGCTAATTGTTTAGCATATTGACCCTTAGGTAATGAATTAAATAATCTTTTTTCTTCATCAGTGTATTTAATGATAAATGAAATTATTTCAACTGGTGTACCTAGACCTCTTTCAATTAATTCACATGCTCTAATATATCTTTTTGGGAATCCAAACATACCAATTAAGTTCATTGTTGCTAAAGGGTCTTCTGGTAAGGTTCCTGTAACACCCCATTTGTATTTTGCATTATTAGTTAATTTAATAATTTGTGATACTTCATCACTAGCATATCTTTGAACTTCATCACATAAAATAAATTCAAATTTTGAAAGATGTTCTTTTCTATTTAATAAAGATTGCCATGTTGTTATTGTTAAAAATGTATCAAATGTACTTTCTTTTCCCCCACCCTGTAATTGAATATTGGATAAAAATTTATCTCTTTCTTTAGCATAATCTTTATGAAAATAATCTTTAAAATCACCGTATATTTGTGTTGTTAATGATATATTTGGAACACAAACTAAACCAACTTTATTTTTTGTATATAAAAAATACATTATCATAAATATCGCACAAGATTTACCTGCAGAGGTACAAGCTAACGACATTTGTTTAGGATTTAATAAAGAATCTTTTACAATTTTTAACTGATAGTCATAAGGCTCAAAAGGCATCATTGAAATAATTTCTTTTAAACTTGAATCTATTTCTTTTTCTGTAAATTCTGATTGTGTTTTTGGTAAATTTGGAATATTAAAGTTTTTTATTAAGTCTAAGTGCCCTGATAGTAATCTTAGAACAGATTGGTTACCGTGTTTTTTAACTTCTGAAAAATAATGAAAGGGACTTTCCCAGCCCCTTTGAACTTTAAAATTGTATCTTGCGTCAGGTTTTTCGGCTTTAAGAAAATCATGAACACCTTGAAGAGTTAATTTATCTGAATCATTTTCAGAAATAAGTAAAGTATAAGATTCATCTTGTTTTTGTATTATCAAATAATATCCTTTTTTTTCTTTTATTATATACTAAAGAATATTAATTTCAAATATTTACTTCTAAATAAGCAAAATATTTAAGTTCAAAAAATTCTTTAAATTTCTATTTTCTTATTTCTTAATAACCAATACATTGCAATATATTTTTTAAAATCTGAAGTTATCGGAAAGTCTTTTGTTTCTACATCATTTTTTAATTTATTTATTATATCATTTGGATTCATGTTTTTATTCATATATACAAATTGATATGCATAAGCCATTTTTTCATAAGGTGTAGAATATAAAAAATAATTATAAATTTTATTTATTTCTAAATTTAATTTATTTAATTCATTTGAATGCTTTAAAATCCCTCCATGTTCTTTTAGAAGTTTTATTTTCTTTTGGATAAGATCATTTATTTTTTCTATAGTTCTTTCTGATTGTTTAAAATATTCATTGGATTTTTTATGTTGTTCTTTATGAACCATCTCATGTCCAATCATTGCTTCAATCTCGTTAAATGTGTCTCTTTCTGAATACATAATAGTTATAGTATCTGTCTTTTTATCATAATGTGCATTTAGATTTTTGTTATCTTTTATAAAATTTATATTATATTTCTTAAATTCTGAGTTTAATTTACTTTCATCATGTGTATTTATTGAAATTAATTCAGGTTTTATGATTCCTTCATTCATAAATGCTTGTGTTTCTTTAACCCATTCTAATGTTGCTCCACAAGGAACATGATTATTTAGAATAGCTGATTTTCTTGTGAATTCATCTATTTCTTCCCAAAATTCTTCATTTGTTTGATCTTTTATTTCTTCTATTATTTTTGTAGTTTCCTTTTTATTTAACCATTCTCTAAATGTCATTTTATTCCTTTTTGAATTATTTATAACAACATAAAAACAGTTATTTAAGTTCAAAAAATTCTTTAAATTTATATTATAAATATTTTTAAAAAGGAGAATAATATGCCAAATGCCGTTATTAAAAGTTTTGCTAAAAAATCAGGTAAAACAGAAGATGAAGTTGAGAAGTTATGGGATAATTTAAAAGGTGAATATGGTGAAGATTATGCAAGAATAGTTGGAACTTTAAAGAAAATTTTAAAGATAAATGAAAATTTTAGAAATTGGCTTCAAGAAAATACTAATTTTATAAAATCATTAAAAGATAAGTACAAAGAATATTTTAGCACAATTAATATTTATGAATTTGACAATAAAATAAGTATTGATTTAATTATAACTAAAGAGAAAAATACTGGAGCAGGCACGAAGTTAATGACAGATATATGTGAATATGCAGATAAGAATAATAAAATTATAATACTTTCACCATCTGATGAATTTGGCGGAAATAAAAAGAGATTAATTGAATTTTACAAAAGATTTGGTTTTGTTGAAAATAAAGGGAAGAATAAAGAATTTGAGATATTTGAAAGCATGTATAGATTACCAAAAAGCAAATAGATATATGTTTTAGTTATAGAACTAAATAAAATTTAAAATAAGTTTTAAACTTAAAAGCTAGATAATTCTATCTAGCTTTAAATTTCATCCCATTCATTTAAAATTTCTGGTGATTTATATGTAATACTTGTTACTTCAAAATTATTACTTCTATTTGATGTCTCATCTGAAACACCTGCTTGTTTTTCTAAATGTTTATATGGATTTTCTTTAATTCCAAACATTGGTTCTTCATCAATATTTTCCAATCTATAATCACATAAATATTTAGCATAATCACTAATGCTATTTTTACTCATACCTAAAATTTTATCACCAATAACATCACAACTAAAATCAATTTCCCATTGTGTTGCCACTTTGAACATTTCTCTAAATGTTTCTTTGTGTTCTAAAAATAATTCAGGATTTTCTTTTTTTGCAATTTTAATTATATTTTCAAATATTGTACAATGCACAATTTCATCTCTTTGAATATATGAAATTTGAGTATCTGTTCCGGTGATTAACCCTCTATTTGCTAAATTGTGAAAAAATTGAAACCCATTATAGAAATAAAGACCTTCAAGCATATAATTTGCGATTACTGATTTTATAAAATTTAATTCTGAAGGATTATCGACAAAATCTTGATATATTTTGGCAATGAACTTATTTCTTTCTAGCATCAATGGGTGTTCCTTCCATTTAAAATATAATTCTCTTGATTTTTCTTTAGACATTAAAGAACTAAATATCCAACCATAAGATTTACTGTGCAATGCTTCATCCCAAGTTTGTCTTGATAATGCATAAACAACGTGTGGGTTTGTGACATAACCAGCAATATTTGGTAAATTGTTTGTTTGTATACTATCTAGAAAAGCTAAAAAAGATAAAATATTATCATATGCTTCAATTTCATCAGGAGTCATTCTGTTTTTATAATCATACTTATCTGAGTCCATACTAACCTTATGAGGTAACCAATTGTTATTATATAATGTATCAACACATTTGTGAAATATTTCACAATCTTTTGGTATATTTGAAAGATCTAAAATATTTGATGTTTCACCACCAAATATTTTTAAATCTTCAATAGCATTTGGATTAAATAATAGTTTTTTCTCTAATTTTTTATTGTAATTTGACATTAATTTCCTTTAAATTTATATTTTACTTTTAATTTGCACAGTCTGTGCAAATATGAGCCGAACCATCAACAGTTAGTGAATAATAAACTGCTTTTAATAATTTCTCTAAAAATGCTTTTAATATTGTATCTGAAATAGATTTAATACTTGGAGACATATCTGGATTAATTGTTAATTCCATACTAATTCCAGTATCAACCCATTTTTGAATTCTACTAGTAAATAAAATAATATCTTCTGTTCTATATTGAAATTTTGTTTTATAGAACCATCTTCTTTCTTTAATAAATTTCGGTAAAACTGGAACAATTAATCCATTTAGTTTTTGTGTATTATTTTTACTGTGTGTTGG